TTCGCATAATTCAGGCGTTACGTTGAGCGCCGTCCGGACACTAGCGCCAGCTCCGGGCGGTGCGTAACGTAATGGCCATTATGCGCAAGCCCGTTCCTCTCCTGATCCCGCCCCACCTCATCGCTGAATCACGCCTCTATGCCCCTGGCAGGCCCGATACAGACGCTGTTTGCCATGTCCTTCAGGACTACCCTCGGCTTGTTGGCGAACTTCGCCAGCTTCGCCGCCAGCTCGATGACTTCAACCGAGAATCCGCCGACTTCGACCAGCGCCTAGCGGCCCTGCAAGCCGCCTGTGCGTCGATTCTCGAACTCTGAGCCCTGACCCACTCCTTACTGTTCGCCCCGCGCGTAGCGCGCCTGTGGAGCGAATGGCGGAACATCGCCCAACGGGCGACGGGTAGCCGGAAGGCGCAGGGCGGCAGCCCTGTTCGAGGTAGCCGACGAATGTCGGCGTTAGCGAGAGCTTCTAAGGCAGGCCCACGGGAGTGGGGGTAGGCCGGAAGGCCGCAGGGGTTCACCCCTGTTCGAAGCTAGCCGACGAATGTCGGCTCTGCGGAGAGGGTTGTAGGGTGCAACCCTACGACTTTTTCTCAACTGGATCGCAGTCGATCAGCATCATTATCGGCTTTCCACCATTGGCTTCAGTGATGGTTTTGCCTAGTGCTTTTTCTGCTGCTAAGCACTCTTCTCGCGTCTGGTATCTCGCGATTTCTGATGCTTCTGAGCCGTTAATTCCTATTGCTACCCACAGCATCCATTCGATAGCCATTTTTTTCCTCGCTGCTTCGGTTTGCCTGACCGCGCAGCGGGCAGGGTCCACTATCTCTAATGGTGGACTTTTGTCTCATGGTGAGACTTTTCGGTTTCCTCAGTCCTTCCCTAGGACTGTTTCCCTGTACGCCTTCACGTCCTGCGCTGTCAGCGTCGACAGGTGCTTCCAGATCAGCGCCCCCAGCAGGTCGCTTTCTTTCACGTCCTCTTTCCGCTCGACGATCAGCTTGATGCGCTTGGCGTTCAGTGCCTCTACGGCCTCGTCGCGCAATCGGTAGGTCTTGGCCATTGTTGTGATTTCACTCCGCCATCATTCGTGATTTCCGACAGACGTGATTTTTGCATGTGTTGCAATGTCATGTGTGATTCAGCTATAAAGTCACAAAACATCATTTGTGATTTTTAGCCAAGATCACTTTTGCACAGGGATTTTCCAGCGTGCTCGACAAAATCCACCTTTTCGTACCCTTCCAGCTGGAGCACATCCGGCTTTTGGGCGTCGATGGTCGAGCCGAACCGGTCCACTACGTCGACCTTGAATCGCTTGAAATTCCGCTTCAGGGCCAAATCAGTAGGGACGAAAACGGCAGCCTGCATGCCGAGTATCTGCGCCATGCGTGGGAATCCCTGTCCACCGGCTTTACGCCGCTGGCGTTCAAGGTCTTTCACGAGTCGTTAGGCAAGCGCCTCATGCCCGGCGTCGAGATTAAGGCCAGCCCGGCCAAGCTGCTCCAGGGCCATAACGTGTTTGGTCCTACCTGCATCGAGAAGGGCGCCCTGGTCATGCTCAAGTGGATCGCGGGCAGCTATCCGAAGCTGTTCGCCATGCTCGATGTTTCGGCTTCCCAGGTGTACGCCCTGGACTGCACCTATAGCGCTCGCATGCCCAACGAGCGAACCGCACAGCAGGTAATTGACGCCTTGCGTGGCACCTCCAACGGCACCACCAAGTCGCGCGGCGACAACTACCAGACAACGGCCTATTGGGGCTCCAAAGAATCGCGCCTCAAGCGCCTGAAAGCCTATCTGAAGCACCCCGAATTTCTTCGCCAGCTCGACGACGCGAAGCGGGCAGGGCGGGCCGACCTTTCTGCCGCTCGCACTGCCAAGGTGCTCGGCAACCCTCTCTTGCTGGAGCACTCGAAAAACCTGCTCCGGTTTGAGGCCACGGTCATGCACCGCTGGCTTGAGCGTCGCGGCGTCTCGTCGCGCCTCGTTGATCTGATCGCGCACCAGCAGGCCCTTGCTTCTCAGGGTCGTTGCTTCATTCAAGAGTGCTGGCAGGCGGTCACAGCTCCAATTTTTGCGGCCTTTGAAGGTATGACAATGAAACAGATTGATGACGAAAAAGTGCTGGCCGCACTGACCGAACGCCACATGAAGTATGACCGGAAAGGCCAGCCGAACGACTCCCACGCGCGGAACCTGTTCCGCACCTATCGCAGCCTCAAGGACTACGGCTGGGACGAGACCATGGCGTCTATGTCTCGTGCCACTTTTTACCGCCACATCACCGAAATCTGCGAGGCCGGTCTGTCGAAAGCCGCCCTTCAGAAGCTCCACGAAGTGGACCGGGGCAACGTGGTTCCGCTGCTGCGCTTCGTCGCCGTCGATTTCTCGGCCCAGCGCCCCGACTGGTACGTCGAGCCATCGGTGGAGGCTGCCTGATGGCCATTTCTGCGCACTACGGCCTTCCTGGTGAGGGCATGAAGCTGGCGACCATCACGGTCGCTTCCTGGTCCGTTGATCAGCCTGCCGGCGCTCCAGCCCTCGACCCCCTTGATCCGTACTACTTCGAGCAGTGCTACGACGCCTATGCCGCTCTCCAGCTCGATACCGAATCCCAACCGGGCCAGCAGGCCCCCATTAAGCCCCTGTGAGGTAAACGCTATGTCTCTCGTTCTGCTCGGTCTGTGCCACGGCTACCACTCCAACCAACGCACTGTCGGCCAAAACCAGTTCACCGACCACGTTGTCCTGGTCGAGGTTGAACAGCTCAACCAGTTCGGCATTCCCGAGGTGAAAACCGTACAGGTCAAGCTCTCGAAAAAGCACATGGAACAGGGTCTGAACAACGTCTGGAACCAGCTCAAGGGCAAGACCGTATCTGTGCCCGTTTTCGTCGGCGCCTGGGCATCCAAGGCCGGTAACGCCGGTTTCGACCTGTGGCTCTCTGGCGACGGTAAACCGATGAACCTGCAACTGGCTTCCAAGCCGGTCGCCGCATCGGCTTAAGGGGAGGGCGCCGCCGTGGCTCTGATCGTCTGCATGGGCGGCCTTCTCGGCCTGTTCACACCCAAGCGCCTCAAGCTGCCTGTCGTTGGCCTTTTCGCCTGCGCTGTGACCGGTGCCGTCCTCTTTGGGGGCATGCCCTCGTGAAAGTTTTGGCGTGTTCTGTTGATTGGGTGATCCAGGACGGTACGACCGTTTGCACTGGCACCCTCGAACAGATAGACGCCTCTCAAATCCCGCAAGGGATAAGCCTCGACGAGGCAAAGGAGCTGTCTGGCCATGCAATCGCACTTTTCGCCATTGTTGCCGGCGCTCTGATCATTCAACGAGCTATCCGCTAAGGAGCTACACCATGCGCAATCTTCAAACCCTGAAACGTTCCCTCGGTGCCGCCGCTGCTGTCGGCGTTCTGTCCATCCAGCAGGCCCACGCAGCCCTCGGCACTGACGTCACCACTGCCCTCGAAACTGCGAAAACTGACGGCGTTGCCATCGGTGGCTTGGTGCTGGCGGTGATCATCGCGATCGCTGCGTTCAAGTACCTGCGCCGCGCTCTGTAAGGGCGTCTAGCGGTCACTGACAAGCCCTGCTCCGGTGGGGCTTTTCTTTTTCAGGGAGGCGATATGTTCAGTTTTGACCCCGGAACTTTCTATTTGGTCGTTGTCACGTTGGCCTTTGGTGCTTTGTTACTGGGGTCCAGATAATGCGATATTTAATCTTTATTGCGCTTCTTTTTTCGTCTTATGCTGGCGCTGCTGATTATTATTGGTCGTATCATTCCCGTACTGATGTGAATGTCTGCAAAACATGCAAGTATCCTACTCCTGATGCCGCCTGCTCTGCTCAGTTTCAGAATTTTCCCGGCCGTATCGGGCCCTATGTAGTTACAAAGCTTTCTGAGCAATTTAACGGCACTAGCTTGTATAGCTGCGTCTTTGATGTTGAGCCGTCCCAGCGCGTAACTACTTACTATGGTCGTTACGGCACGTCCTGTCCTCCTAATACTCAATACAATGAGCAAACTGGTCAGTGTGAGGGCGATCCCTGTTTACAAAAGAAAGATCAAGATCAACCCGTCTCAAAGTCTGGTATTAGAGGCGATGCTTTTGTTCACTGTTTCAAAACCAGTGATGGCAAAACTATTTGTTCTCACGCAACTACTGCTTGCTTTAATGGCTGCGCGGTTGAGCTTCCCATGGGGTCTGGCTTTAAGTGCAAATATGACACCGCCGGTCAATATCATTGTTCAGGTTCTGGCTATTACAGCGGCACTTCATGCAGTTCTGAGGTTCCTTCCTCTGACCCTGATCCAGACGGCACTGACCCTGTGCCTATGGAGAAAACCTCTGACGAGCCGTGTATCTACGGCACCGTCAACGGCGTTACTTCATGCGAACAGCGCAACCGCTTGGACTCAGAGGGTATTTTTGGCGGCGAGGGCACTTGTACTGGAGAGGGTTGCTCTCCCACTAAGGATGCGACCTCTAAAGAAGACAAGATCAAGACAGAAATCACCTCGGAAACTGACGCTAACGGCGTTACTACCACTACGAAGAAAGATACCAAGACGCAAACCAAGTGCACGGGTACTGATACCAATTGCACAACTTCGACCACTACCAAAACCACCACTACCAAGACCGATGGTGCCGGTAATACAACTTCTACAACTGGAACTTGTAGCGGCCCTCAATGCGAGAGCAATACCAATCCCGATGCAGACGGTGATGGTTTCGGTGATTGCGTGGGCGATGATTGCGGCGAAGGTGAGGATGCTTCTTCTGTTGCTGGTGAATCTTGCGATGTACAACTTTCCTGTGAGGGTGATGCTATTCAATGCGCCATTCTTCGTCAGGAAAAAGAAAACAACTGTAAATGGCGCCTAGGTGCTGAAGAAGAAGCCGCCATAATTGCGTCCGTTTCTGGTGAAGGTTTCGAACTGGAAGAAAAGAACATTGACGGCGCCGCGCTATTCAATCAGGCAATTTCACAAGGCCGCTGGTTGGCTGCTAGTTGCCCAGCGCCCCGCAGTATTTCCGTTATGGGCAAAACCATATCGTTCAGCTGGGAGCCTGTTTGCGAGTTCGCAATTGCAATGGGGCCTTTGATTGTTGCGCTGGCTTCTTTGTTCTTTGCGGTTTTCGTTTTCCGTGGCGTTAAGGGGTCTTGACCATGCCTGCACTTTTTCCGCTTATAGCTAAGTTTCTCGCCCTGGTCGTGTCCGGTCTTGTTTTCCGGGCGCTGGCTTCGCTTGGCTTTGCTTACGTCACCTATACCGGCCTGAATTCGGTCATCGACACTATCAAGAGTTACACGATTGGGCTTTTTTCGGCGGTGCCCGATGACGTGGTGCATATCCTCGGCTTGGCCAAGATCGACGTTGCGTTCAACATCATGCTTTCCGCCGTGGTCGCTCGCCTCGCGCTTGCCGGTATGGATCGCGTCTCTGGCACGCTTACTGCGCTCGCCCTGGTGTCGAGGAACAGCTGATGTTCATTCTGCGCACTGGCCTACAGGGCAACGGCAAGACCCTCAACACCATCAAAGAGGTCGATCTCAAGGCGGCGAAGGAGGGGAGGACGGTCTACTACCACAACATCACCGGATTCAATCCTCAGGCCAAGGTGCTCCAAGCTGAGTGGGTCGAGTTCGAGGATCCGTTCAAGTGGTATGAGCTGCCCCTCAACGCGATCATTGTCATTGACGAGGCGCAGAAGTTCTTCCGGGTCAGGCCGCAGGGTGCCCCTGTTCCTGAGTACGCCTCAGCCCTGGAAACCATGCGCAAGCAGGGCCACGAACTGCACTGCATCACCCAGAACCCCAAGCTCATTGACGTGCATTTCCGTAACCTCTGTAACGGTCATATCCACTACGTCCGGGGCCACCAGGGCAAGGTGATCAAGCGTTGGCGCTTTGAATCGCCGGTCAACGTGGATAAGGACAAAAACTCTCTTGACCGTTATGGCGAAGCCACCAGGATCACCATCGACAAGCGTTACTTCGGCGTTTACCAGTCGATCCAGGGCGAAGCCGAACATCATTTCAAATTCCGTGCGCCGCGGGCCTTGTTCGTGTTTCTGGGCGCCTGCCTGCTGCTTGCTGCTGGTGGCTGGTACATCTACAAGGCGCGCATTGCGCCTGATGCTGTCGAAACGGCTCCCACTGCTGAACAACAGGTCGTTTCTGCTGTGCAGCCCGCTCAGGCTTTAGCTGCTGCTGTATCTCCAGGCGATTATGTCCTAGCACACACTCCGCGGATTCCTGACGTTCCCAGCTCGGCGCCCATCTATGACGAGCTGACCAAGCCCCAGACGTATCCCAAGCCGGTCTGTGTATCGACCAAGGATGAAGCGCTTCTTGAGCGTATGGGCACCAAGCTCACCATTGATATTTACAAGGGTCGGGTTCATGGCTGCCGCTGCAACACGCAGCAAGGCACGCGCCTCAATGTTTCGTTTCAAGCCTGTATGAACTATGTCGAGAATGGCGCCTTCGATCCGGCAAAGCCGGACCGCCTACCGATGACGCCTGCTTCCATTCCTCAGCAACACAGCGCCCAGGCGGTCGGGCTGCCCGAGGGACGAGGGAGTACGAGCGCCGGGGTGCGGTCGCGCGTTGTTGTTGTCGCTGACACGTCCAGGGATGGCAAGCCGCTCAGCCCATAGGCTTCGCATAATTCAGGCGTTACGTTGAGCGCCGTCCGGACACTAGCGCCAGCTCCGGGCGGTGCGTAACGTAATGGCCATTATGCGCAAGCCCGTTCCTCTCCTGATCCCGCCCCACCTCATCGCTGA